ATTTGATTTTATTGCAAAAGGATTTTAAAGGAGTATAAGAAATTATGGCACAACATGACATGAATATTGCTAACCAATCTTTTCCTAGTTTTAGGACAGATTTGAATAATGCACTTACAGCCCTTAATACGATGCACTCAGGAACATCAAGACCTAGTGGTGCGGCAATTGGTACTATGTGGCTTGACACTACAAACTCAGGGTCTAATAGTTTAACAATAAAATTTTTTGATGGGTCAGATGACATAACTTTTGCAACAGTTAATACATCTGCAAATACAGTCGATTTTACAGACTCATCAGTTACGTTTGATATTGTAAATGATACTTCTCCACAATTAGGAGGCGATCTAGATACGAATTCTGCAAATATTAAAATAGATGATGCACATGGAATACTTGATGATGATGGTAATGAACAAATTATTTTTCAAAAAACTGCTTCAGCAGTAAATCAATTCGATGTAACCAATTCGGCAACTGGAAATAATCCAAGTATTTCTGCAACAGGTGGCGATACGAATATAGGTATCAATTTAGTACCAAAAGGAACAGGTGTTGTTCAATCTGATGGTAGTGCAGTTAAAGTAGCTGGTAAAGAAACAATTTGGATTCCAGCAGTTGCTATGTATGCAAATACAACTAATGGTGCAGAGGCGGCACAAGTAGAATTGTCAAATGCACCAGAATTAAAAGTTTTAGATTTTGATAAAGATTCTGATGAGTTTGCACAGTTTGGTGTTGCATTTCCTAAATCTTGGAATGCTGGAACAGTAACTTTTCAGGCTTTCTTTACAGCAACATCAACAAATACTGGAACTACTGCGTGGGGATTATCAGCAGTAGCTTTAGCTGATAATGGAGATTTAAATACAGCTTTTGGAACACAAGTTGTTGCCACAGCAAAAGCACATAGTGGAACATCAAATGATTTAGATGTAACAGCAGAAAGTGGTGCAGTTACAATAGCTGGTTCTCCTGGAGATGACGAATATGTTTTTTTTCAAATTTCAAGAGATGTGTCAGCAGATAGTTTAACCGCAGATGCAAGACTTTTAGGAATTAAATTATTTTACACAACTGATTCTGCAAACGATTCATAAGAGGTTTTATTATGAAAGATATTTATTTTAAACCAACATTAGGTGGCAAAGGAGAAAAAAAACAAACTTCTATTGGTAAATCTTTTGGTTATCAAATCTTAGGTTTTGGTAGTGGTGGAGCAGGTGCTGGATTACCAGTTGTAGATTATTTAGTAGTCGCTGGTGGCGGTGGCGGTGGTTATCGTTTAAATGGTGGTGGCGGTGCAGGTGGATTTAGAGAATCAAGTGGAACAAATACAGGGAGTTATACAGCATCACCTTTAGGAGCTTGTGTAGCAGGTATTGAATTAGAAGCAGGTGATTATCCAATTACAGTTGGTGCTGGTGGTGCTTCTGGAGGAGCAGGACCTGAAACAGGTGGAAAAGGAACTGATTCTGTATTTTCAACAATAACATCTTCTGGTGGTGGTGCTGGTTCTCCAGCTAGTTCACCTTTAGCACAAGGTGGTTCTGGTGCTGGTACAAAAACAGCAGTAGGACCTGTTCCAAGAGCAGGTAATACTCCGCCAGTAAGTCCACCACAAGGAAATAATGGTGGTACAGGTATTGATTCAGGTTCTGATAAAGCTTCTGGTTCTGGTGGCGGTGCAACAGCCGCTGGTGGATCAGCAACTTCTCCTATGAACCCAGCTCCTGCAAGAGCAGGTGGAGCTGGTGCTACTACAAATATAACTAACTCTCCTGTTGTATATGCAGGTGGAGGTGGTGGAGGAAACGAAGCACAACCAGTTACTCCAGGTGGAGCAGGTGGAGGTGGAAATGGTGGAACAGGTGGACCTTCAGATACAGCTACAACATCTGGATTAGCAAACACTGGTGGTGGAGGTGGTGGAGGTGGTTGTGGATCAGCTCCTGCTGATGTTTATAATGGTGGTTCTGGTGGATCAGGAATTGTAGTTGTTAGAGCACCAGCTACAACAACTTTATCAGTTGCACCAGGAACGAATTCAGTTTCAACAATTCCAAGTGGATTTAAAGTTGCAACATTTACTGTATCTGGAACATTGACAGTAAGTTAAATAAATTATAAAAAAAGTGTAATAATATTATGGCACATTTTGCAGAGTTAGAATCAAAAACAGACCCAACTGGATTTACATCAGATACACATCTGGTTGTAAAAAGAGTTGTAGTTGTTGGTAATGATGTTGTGCCTTCAGACGAACATATCGATGGCGAAACATGGTGTATTAATTTTTTTGGTGGTGGTACATGGAAACAAACATCATATAATAATAATTTTAGAAAACAATATGCAGGCATAGATTATACATATGATGCTGAAAAAAATAAATTTATAAGTCCACAGCCTTATGCTTCATGGGCATTAGATGGTAGTGATGATTGGAAAGCACCAGTTACTTATCCATCTACAACCAGTGGTTATAGAATAAGCTGGAATGAAGATAATTTAAAATGGACTGCAACTGACAATTCAAATCCAGTAAATAATTTTAATTGGGATGCTTCAACATTAGCTTGGGTATCTGTATAATAAACTTTACAACTATTATAAAATTACATAAATTATTTTTATAAACAACTGTATGAATTTAACAAATTACTATTGGTATTTTCAATCAGCAATTCCTAACAGAATTTGTGATGACATTATACGTTATGGAAAATCTATTCAAGATGAAATGGCAGTTACAGGTGGTTATGGTAATAGGCTACTAAATAAAAAACAAATTACAGATTTAAAAAAGAAAAGAGATTCTAATATTGTTTGGATGAGTGATCGTTGGATTTATAAAGAAATACAACCTTATGTTCATCAAGCGAATGTAAATGCTGGTTGGAATTTTCAATGGGATTTTTCAGAAGCTTGTCAATTTACTAAATATAATAAAGGCCAATATTACGATTGGCATTGTGATAGTTGGGATAGACCTTATGTAAGAGATAATCTAAATGCACTTGATCATGGTAAAATTAGAAAATTATCTGTAACTGTTACATTATCTGATCCTAAAGAATATAAAGGTGGAGAATTAGAATTTGATTATAGAAATTTAAATCCTGATAAACCTAGAAAAACTGTTAAATGTAAAGAAATATTACCTAAAGGAAGTTTAGTAGTATTTCCTTCTTTTGTTTGGCACAGAGTATGCCCAGTAAAAAAAGGATCAAGATATAGTTTAGTAATATGGAATTTAGGATTGCCTTTTAAATGAGTTTTCCTAAACAATTAAAAAGGGAAGATATATTTAAGTCTCCTATATGGTTTGCTGATGAACCATCATTTGTAAAAAATTTAAATAAAGCATCAGACAAATATATTGAAACATCTAAAAAAAATTTAAAACCAGCTATTAATAAACGTAATAAAAAATTTGGTAACAAAAGAGATATGGGTTATGTATTTCATTCAACAACATTAATTAATGATCCTGCTTTTAAAAAATTGCAAGATTACATAGGTGCAACAGCACACAATTTATTAATAGAAATGGGTTTTGATATGTCAAGTCATCAAGTGTTTATTACAGAACTATGGGTTCAAGAATTTGCTAAAAGTGGTGGTGGACACCATACTTTACACACGCATTGGAATGGTCACATATCTGGTTTTTATTTTTTAAAAGCAAGTGAAAAAACTTCTATGCCTTTATTTGAAGACCCAAGACCAGGTAATCTTATGAATCTTTTACCTGAATTAGATAAAACAAAAATAACTTATGCTAGTTCCCAAATTAATTATCAAGTTAAACCAGGTAGAATAATGTTTTTTCCATCTTATATGCCACATCAATATGTAGTTGATATGGGGTATGATCCATTTAGGTTTATACATTGGAACTGCCAAGCAATACCAAAAGGAGTATTAAATGTCGTTTAAGAAAAATAAATATACAGTTTTAAAATCAGCTATCTCACCTGAGCTAGCAAAATTTGTATATCAATACTTTTTAAATAAAAGAGAAGTTGCAAGATTTTTATTTGATCAAAAATATTTATCTCCATTTACAGAATATTATGGTGTGTGGAATGATGAACAAGTGCCTAACACTTATTCACATTATAGTGATATTGTAATGGAAACATTATTAAAAGAAGTAAAACCAGTAATGGAAAAACACACAAAATTAAAATTATCTGAAACTTATTCATACGCAAGAATTTATAAAAAAGGAGATGTTTTAGCACGACACAAAGATAGATATTCATGTGAAATATCTACTACATTAAATTTAGGTGGAGAGTCTTGGTCTATATATTTAGACCCAACAGGCAAACAAGGTCAAGCAGGAATCAAGGTTGATCTAAGACCAGGTGATATGTTAATTTATTCTGGTTGTGATTTAGAACATTGGCGAGAAGAATTTACAGGTAAAAACTGTGGTCAAGTATTTTTACATTATAACAAATCATCATCTAAAACAGCTAAAGCTAATCAATTTGATAAAAGACCATTTATTGGATTACCTAATTATTTTAAAAACTTTAAATTACCTAAATAATGTAGTAAATAGTAATAATAATAAGGACTTAATCATGCAATTATCTAAACATTTTAAATTAGAAGAATTTGAAAAATCAATGACAGCTACTCGTAAGGGTATTGAAAATAAAGCTGGTTCAGGAATAATAAAAAATCTTACTGATCTTTGCTATGGGGTATTAGAGCCTGTAAGAGCAAAGTTTGAGAAGCCAATTATTATTACCTCTGGTTATCGTAGTCCTGAGTTAAATCGTGCTATTGGCTCAAAATCTGACACATCACAACATTGTAAAGGGGAAGCTGTTGATTTTGAGATAGCTGGTATATCTAATTTGCAAGTAGCTTTATGGATAGAAAACAATTGTGATTTTGACCAATTAATTTTAGAATTTTGGAAAGAGGGAGAGCCTAATAGTGGTTGGGTACATTGTTCTTATAAAGATGGCTCTAATAGAAAACAAGTTTTGACATATTCAGGTGGAGAATATAAAAATGGATTACCTGATGCTAAATGGTCAGGTGGTAAATTTTCAAATTAAGGAGAAACAATGCTAACTAAAAAACAAAAAAAACTACCAATGGCTTTACAAAAAGCTATTATGAAAAAACAAAAGAAAACAAAAAAAACTAAAAGGAGAAAATAATATGCCTTATCATTATGGACATGGAAAAGACAAGAAAAGAAAAAACAAGCCTAAAAAAAGTAAAATGGGCAAAAGAAAAAAAAGAAGATAATGGTCAAAGTTGCTTCTATAACAGGAATCATTAAAGGCTTAAAACCTAGACAACAAAAAACTATGAAAGCACACGCAAGGCATCATAGTTTAAAACATATGAGAAGCATGGCTAGGTCTTTAAAAAATGGAAACACTTTTGCTTCTGCACATAATAAAGCTATGAGGAGTGTAGGCAAATGAGTGGATTTACAACAACATCTACATTGGCTGAGATGATAAACAAAAGACCAATGAGGAAAAGAAGAAGAAATGTCAAAAAAAAGAAAAAGAAGAAAAGTACCAAAAGATAAAGCAACTGACTTACCTAAGAAATATCTATCAGGATTAAAAGGTGGTAAAAGGTCAGCCAGAGCAAGTTTAATTAAATCTATGTCAGCTTTATATAAATCAGGTGCAAGAATACCAGCTTCAATGTTTAAAGCGAGGAGAAAGTAATGGCTGTAAGGAGACGACCACTATCTGCAAGAGTTATTTCAACACTTAGATCAAAAGCTAAGAATAGAAAGAATATTACACTAGGTATGCTTAAAAAAGTATATCGTAGAGGACAAGGTGCTTTCTTATCATCAGGTTCAAGACCTCGTACATCTATGGCTTCTTGGTCAATGGGTAGAGTAAATAGTTTTTTGCGTGGAAGTAGAAAACATGATACAGACCTAAGAAGAAAGAAAAAGAAATAATGAAAACAAGTAAAGAAAAATTTGTAGAGATAGATGGTAAGATTAAATTAGTTAATCAGAAGATTGATTTAATAATTAAAAATCATCTACATCACATGAAGCAAGACATAGACAGAATCTTATATGGTCTAGGTGCTGTTGGTCTTTTAGTTTTAGGTCAATTACTTTACTTACTCACGAAATAGTTGTATTAAAGACTTATGATCTATAAGTCTGTTTTGATAATAAGTGATACTCATATTCCTTATCATGTTCCTGAATTAATGGACTTTCTTAAATTACTTAAAAAAAAATATAAACCTGATAGAGTCATACACATTGGAGATGAAGTTGATAAACACGCTATGTCTTTTCACGACAGCGATCCTGATCTTCCGAGTGCTGGAGATGAGTTAAAATTATCTTTACCTGTAATTAAAGAATTAGAAAATTTATTTCCTACAATGGATTTAGTGGACTCTAATCATGGCAGTTTAGTTTTTAGACGAGCATTAAAACATGGCATCCCAAAAGCTTATTTAAGAAATTACAATGACTTTTTAGAAGTAGGTAATGGTTGGAAATGGCATGATGATTTAACAATAGATACACCACTAGGTAAAGTTTATTTCTGTCATGGTAAAACAGCAGATGTTTTAAAATTAGCACAATCTATGGGTATGTCATGTGTTCAAGGTCATTATCACAGTTCAATGGGTGTAAGATACTATGGAAATAGTTTAGGTCTTTATTTTGGATTACAGGTTGGTTGCATGATAGATAATAAAAGTTTAGCTTTTAGATATAACAAGGTACAAAGAGCAAGACCAATTATAGGTTGTTCTGTTATATATAATGGATTACCAATAATTGAACCTTTTATTAAAGATAAAACAGGAAAATGGGTCGGAAAGCTACTTTAAAGCCACAGAGAGCCACAGAGAAGGCTACTAAAAGACAAATAGGTGGTAAGCACTACAAAAGTTTTAAGATACAACCTATTGAGTTTATTACTAAAAATAAGCTGAGTTTTATACAAGGAAACATAATTAAGTATGTGTGTCGTTTTGATAAAAAAAATGGTAATGAAGATATAGACAAAGCAATTCACTATTGCGAATTATTAAAGGAGATAAAATAATGTGGTTGAATTTATTAAGCTTAGGTGTAAAGACAGGAGCAAAGATATATCAAAATAAACAAAGAACAAAACAATTAATGTCAGATGCTCAAATGCACCATGCAGAGCAAATGGCGAAAGGCGAAATTGAATATAAAGCGAAAGTTATTGAGAGTAATGATAATGGTTGGAAAGACGAATTTGTCCTTGTTCTCGTATCTCTTCCTATTCTTTTATTGGGTTGGTCTGTGTTCTCTGACGATCCTACGATTCGTGATAGAATAGATTTATTTTTTGAATACTTTAAAAATCTTCCTTATTGGTATCAAGCTATATTTATTGGAGTAGTTTCTGCGATCTATGGTCTTAAAGGTGCAGACATTATGAGAAAGAAATAGTATAGATATGAATGGATATAGACGCAGTAATTATAGAAGTAGAGTTTCAGTTAGAATCTGATTATCAACCTTATGGTCATTTTGTTTGTTTAAGATTTATAGATAATTTTCCACAAAAAACGAAACTTACATCTTTAATAAAAGATATGGGTCAATACCCTGATGTTAAACTTATTGATTATGAATTTAAAATAGAAAAAATTACTGAAGCTACTGATATTACAGGATTAGAAATCACAAAACATTAGCGACCCACCAAGTCTCCCTGATGGGTCTATCTTTAAGGAGCATATGATACTTAAAGAATTTTATCCATCTTGCTTACTAGCAAGAGTTAAATCTCTTTTTACTTCTGTTTGTCTAACAGATAAATAACGATCTAAATTATTATACATAAGTTTTGCTTTAATTAAATTTGCTTCTGCATGAGCATAACTTTTAATTATTTCTTTATACTCAGGGTCAGTTCTAGCTTTGTGTTCAGCTTCTCCAACTGTTTTAGTATCAAGTTTATATTTTAAAAACAATTTACTAAACATAGCTTTACGACCCTCATCTAATATTATTGATTTTTCTGCCCACTCTGACCATAAGCCACTTGCTTCTGTCATTTTTTTGTAAGCTTCTCTGCTATTTAAGTTCATTGTTTCCATTTGCTCTCCTTTTGTATTAAATATTTAAACGATGATGTTGCTGGGTCAAAATCAATTTTAGAACAACCAACTAATAATATAAAAACAATAATTGATATTATACCTATAACAATCTTATAAACTGTTTTTGTATATTTACGATGTATTGGATGTCCAAATATAATCATGGGTAAGATAACATTTCTTTAGCTTCTATTTTTAAATCTTGTACTTGCTTTGCTAATTTTTTATTATCAGTTTTTACCTGATCTAATTCTTTTCTTAAATCTCCATTTAACTTTCTATGACTATTATTAGCATTTACCATAGCTGTCATTTCAGCTTCTTTACTATCAATAATATTTTTTAAATTAACTACAATATCATTAAGAGCATGAGTTTCTTTTTCTTTAATTTCTAATTGTTTGGTAAGGTCTAAGTTCCCTCTATCATCTTTTGTCATTTTATCTCCTCTAAAGGTGCTGGGTCGTAGAGAGAGAGAAACAACCCAGCACATAACCTAAAAGTATTTGTTATGAAAAAAATATACTTTAACTGCTTACGCATTAATTTCTCTCTATCATAAAATTTATAAATATCATAACGAATCATTTATAACTGATTTGCTTTGATTCGAAAAACATTAAATATTCTCTTATAAATTGTATCTAATCTTAAATAAGCTAGGTTTTAAGCCATTATTTTAGGGGTTGTAATTCAACCTAATATAACTATACTAATGGAATATGAAAAAAACAAATAACTTAAAAGGAGAGAGCAAATGGATAAACTAATAAAAGGTAAAAAACATATTGAACTAGGTCGTAAAGATGGGGTCAGTTTTAGAAAAGAATATTTTGGCTTAGATTTTAAATATAATGATGGTGGAAGAAAAGAAGCTGGTTACAAAGGAGACACAGGAGATTGTGTTGTAAGATCAATAGCAATAGCAAGTAATCAACCATATCAAATTGTTTATGATAAACTTTATTCTTTAAATAAAAATTTTAGAATACAGTCAAATTCAAAACTAGCTTATAAAATGAGTCCAAAAGATGATAGCCCTAGATTGGGAAATCATAAAAAAATATACAAAGACTATATTGAATCATTAGGTTTTAAATGGTTTCCAACTATGAAAATTGGACAAGGTTGCAAAGTTCATTTAAGAAAAAATGAATTACCTAGTGGAACATTAATTGTTAATGTTTCAAGACATCTTACAACAGTTATTAATGGTGTGATTAATGATACTTATGACCCATCAAGAGATGCAACTAGATGCGTTTATGGTTTTTGGATTAATGATTTAACTTATACTTGGGGGTATAAATATGCCTAAATTAATATTATCAATTAACACTAGAAATAAGTCATTTAATTTGCTAGAACAAGTTTATAAAGATTTTGGGGTTATATTTCATCCCAAAACACCTGTGATAGAGGTGGAAAACTTTGTAAAGGAGAAGCTAAATGCAAAAGCAAATAGTGAAGCTTCAGGCAAAGTACGACAAGCAGATAGTGAGAGAACAAGACTTGTTGGAAAAGCTAAAGAAACTGAGGTTTCAAAAGAAACAGGTCGCTTTCAAGATGCACTTAATGAAACATCATCCAGCGACTTTATAAAGAGAGAGGATAAATAGTTATGAAAAACATACTTTTAGTAGCGATCTTTATCGCTTTTTTAAATGGGTGTGCATACAAACCAATCATAGATACTGCTGGAAAGTCATCATCTAATTTTAACACTGACCAAGCAAAAGAGATAACCAACAATATCCAACATTGTGATAAGATTGCTAAAGATAATACTAACTTTTTTAGCAATATAACTTTTTGGGCATTAAATCAAAATATGGATACTAAGTACGAATCTATTATGAGAAAATGTCTTACTTTGCGTGGACACTCGGTGCTTAATTAATGCCTAAACTATCAACAAAAAATAAAATATTAGCTTTCATCTGTGCTAAATGCTTTACTGAAAAAGCAGAAAAATTAGCATGGTTTGTAGGAAATACCCTTTTTAACGAGTCATTACTCTGTCGGACTTGTTGGCAAGGTCAATTCAATAGATTGACAGAGAAAGAGAGAAAGGAATGGGCTTTTTATGATAATAAAAAACCAAGAACAGATAAGTGAACTAACATATCTTATTCCACCTGTACTAAATATGTTTGGAGTATCGGAAGATCAAAACGAAATAGTTTTGAAAAAGATATTTGGTTTGCAGTTAAAGAAGATGAGACTAATGCGTGGCTATACTCAGACAAAAGTAGCCAAAGCTATTAATGTAACTTTCCAGCAGATTCAGAAGTACGAGAAAGGTGTAAATGCTGTAAGTATTATGAATGAGTTGAAATTAGCTGAATTTTTAAAGTGTGATAGAAACTACTTTGTTCAGCCAATTACTGAGAATGGTTATAAATTTTTAACAAAGAGAGGGAATGGACATGATAATAAAGAGTAAAGACAAACATGGAAACCAAATAGAGTTTAATCCTAAAGGTAGAGGAGCAAGATATACTGTAAATGGTTTAAAGAAAAAAGGAGTCACTACAATCATTGGCGAAAGATTTGGAAAGGGCGCACTCATGTGGTGGAGTGAGAATTGTGTTTATGAAGCTATAAAACAACTAATGAAACACAATAAAAAACCTGTGGATGAGATTCAAAAATTTGAAGATGATCTTAGATACAGGGTTAAATCAATAAAAGAAAGTGCTATGCACATTGGAACTAATATGCACTCTTTAGCTGAAGATTATATTTTAGGTAAAGAAGTCATTAATCCAAACTCAGAGCCACTTAAAACTATGTTTGAAAAGTTTAAGAAGTTTTGGGATAGCAAAAAAATCAAAGTAGTTGAGACAGAAAAAACATATTACTCAAAAGAGTTAGATGTTTGTGGAACTCTTGATTGCCTTGTTAAGTATAAAGGAAAGATTGGAATATTAGATTTTAAAACATCTAAGGATTTTTACCCTGATATGCCAATCCAAATTCATACTTATAGAAAATTAGTAGAAGATTCTACTAATCTTAAAGTAGAGTTCTTAGCAGTTATAAATATTCCAAAAGAACCTGTTAAGGATGTGGAGATGAGGATATTTCAAATTAAACCTAAGTATCTAAAAGGGTTTAAAGCTTGTAAATATCTTAATAGCTTAGAAGAAGATTTTAAGCAAAGAAACTTGGAATATAATAAACAGAGGAGCAACTAATGTATCAACAAAAACAAAAAACACCTTTTTGTGCTTTAACTTTATATCTAAATCCGACAGGAAATAAATCTCCTAAGTTTGAATATAAAGCTGATGCCAAAAGTTTATTTACTTGTAGCTTAACAAAAAAGAAATATAAGCTATCGCAAATAAGCGAATGGTTTTTGACAGAAGGAGTTCAAAACTTCGTCAAACAAGGTTATACAGGTAAATGGTTCGCTAAGACTCAACAAATAGAAAATCCAAAACAATACGATAAAGGCGATTTTCAAATGGTTTTGAGTTTTATTATGATTAAACCTTATAAACCTCAACCTAATGTGGATGGTATGAAACCAATCGCACAAGCAATTCCACAGGTGCAACAGCAACAAGTAGAGATTGCTAAAAAGCAACCTGAAGAATCTTTTGATGATGATTTACCACCATTTTAATAAACTAAAATCAAAACTAAGTGTGTGGTCGCTTTATAATCGAGAATATATTGTCGGCTTCATACTTGGTTTTATATTGGGAGCAATACTGTTATGAAACAATTAGAACTATACAGATACAAGTAAATCAGCTTGGGTAAATAAAAAAGATAAACTGACAAAAAGAGAACAAGTTTATGAATATATTAAAACTGAGTCATCAACTAATTATCAAATAGCTGATGAGTTAGAAATGCCATTAAGTTCTGTAACTGCAAGATGTAGAGAATTACAGATTTTAAACTTGGTAGAAGATAGTGGTAAAAGACGAGAAACACCTTATGGTAAAACTGCGATAGTATGGCAAAAAAAAGACCAACAGTAGCAGAGAGAAAGTGGATGCAACAAGTAGCTGAAATGGGCTGTTATGTATGCTCTAAACCAGCAGAGATACACCACATTCGCCATCAAACAGGTTTAGCGATGCGATCTTCACATTATGAAACAATACCTCTCTGTCCAGAGCATCATCGCTTTGGTAAGGTATCAGTACATTTAGGTAAAAAAGAGTTTGTTAAAAGGTATGGTACAGAACAGCAAATATTGGCAGAAATAAGGAGAAAATTAAATGATTAAATTTATTCAAGGCAACTGCGTAAATAAGATTAAGGATTTAGAAGATAACTCTATTGATTGTGTAATAAGCTCTCCACCTTATTTTGGATTAAGAGATTATGGAACTGCACAATGGTATGGTGGAAATCCTACTTGTAATCACAAAGTTGGAAGATTTGAATATAAGGTAAGTAAAAAACAATCTAGCAATCAAGCAAGTGCTGGACACCAAGCTAGAGAAAAATGTCCAAAGTGTAATGCTAAAAGAATTGATGAACAATTTGGTTTAGAAAAAACTTACCATGATTATCTTGCTAATACAGTTAAGGTATTTGAAACTTTTAAACCTAAACTAAAAGATACTGCTACAATCTGGTGGAATGTTGGAGATAGTTACCACAATTATAGACCAACAAATAATAAACAAGGTATGTATAAAAAACCTGATTATCCTAAACAATCTATTGCTGGAAACAGACAAGATTTACCCAAACATTCATTAAAAAGAAATCAAAGATACCAAGAAATAAAAGAAAAAGATTTAATGATGATACCTAATAGAGTTGCCATTGCTCTGCAAGATGCAGGTTGGTATATTAGGTCAGAAATTATTTGGCATAAACCAAATCCCATGCCTGAAAGTGTAAGAGATCGTCCAACATCAGCACACGAGAAAATATGGTTAATAACAAAAAATAAAAAATATTATTATAATGCTGATGCTATTAAAGAAAATAGTATTTATGCACCGAATAAAACTCACGAAAAAGAAAGACCAAAGGGTTATTATAAAGGTAAATGGTCATCTCCTGAAAAGGGAAGTAGGCATGATGGAAGTTTTAAAGCTATCAGAGAAAAAAGAAATAAAAGAAATGTTTGGACAGTAACAACCAAACCTTTTAAGGAAGCTCATTTTGCAACTTTTCCTAAAGATTTAATTGAACCTTGTATTAAAGCTGGTTGTCCTGAAAATGGTATTGTCTTAGACCCTTTTGGTGGAGCTGGAACTACTGGAATTGTAGCAAAGTCATTAAATCGCCAATGTATTCTTATAGAGTTAAACCCAGAATATATTAAAATTGCTAAAAAAAGAGCAGATAAGGAGTTTGGATTATTTAATGAGTCGTAAATCAGGTTATTTCATCTGCTATCGTAACATTTGGAAACATCCTGTGTTTAAGAACTTACTACAAGCAAGTTTTTGGATATATATGATAAGCTCTGCAAGTCATCAGGATAAAAATTTAAGATTTTTAGATAATACGATATTTGTTCGAAGAGGAGAGTTAATAATGCCTTTAAGAGTAAATGCTAAAAGATTTAAAATGACATATAGTGAAATGCGTACTTTCATACTACGTCTTGTGCGTAGAGGAATGATAACCACAAGGGTCGCCCAGTTGCAACCCACAGCCGACCACAAGAACAGAAAAGTAACGATTATTAGTGTTGTAAATTACGATAAATTTCAATATACAGATGACGAACAATCACATACAGACCACATATCGCAACAAGGACTAAATAACATTACTAATAAACATACTAATATAGGGATTAGCAAAGACAATGTTGTGGATAATGGGTATAAGAAAGTTGGAACTGAAGGAATGTATAACATTTTAGTAAAAGATGGTAAAAAGTACCTCAAACACAAATACAAAGATGAGCCTATAAAAGATTATTAATGTTAGGATTACTCCGAATATTCAAGTATGTCAGAAAAAGATTGATAAAACTCTCATTAGAAAATAAAATGCTCAAAACCCAGCTTGAATATTATAGAGCAGTATTAGAATCAATAGATAAAAAAAAACACTAGATGGTTAAAAAAAAGTCAAAGTTCAGACACATTTCAATAGGTAAGAAAAAATATTATTTCTACAAAATTGTTTGGTACGATATTTTAGCCGATGGGTCTCATGCTTCTGCAACTGAATTTGATAATATGAAACCAGCTTTAATGACAACAATGGGATATATTTACAAAAAAAATAAAAAATGTATTTGGTCATTTGCTAGTTATGATGATGAAACTTTTAGTGATAGAAATGTCTTTCCTATTGGTTGCATAAAAGAATTAAAAAAGATATTAATATAATATATGCAAATCAAACTTGCTGAAATATCTAATATTAAACCATACGAAAATAATCCTAGAAAACTATCAGAACAAGCTATTGAAAAAGTGGCTATGTCATTAAAAGAATATGGTTTTAGACAACCAATAGTGGTTGATAAAGATATGGTTATTGTTGCTGGACATACTAGATATAGGGCTAGTAAAAAATTAGGACTTAAACAAGTGCCTATATCTGTAATAGATAATTTATCAAAAGAACAAATAAACGCATATAGAATAGCTGATAATAGAACTGCTGAGGAATCCGAGTGGGATAGCGAATTATTAAAAATGGAAATTAAAGAATTAGAAGTTAAAGATTTTAAGCTAGATCTGTTAGGTTTTAATGAAGATCAATTAAACGATATTTTATTTGAGGAGAAACAAGGTTTAACTGATGAAGATGAAGTTCCTGAAACACCTGAAAAACCTATAAGTAAATTAGGAGATATATGGAAACTTGGTAATCATAGAGTTATGTGTGGGGATAGTACATTTATAGATAATATTGATTTAGTTACTAAAAAAGAAAAAATAGATATGGTTTTTACAGACCCACCCTACAATATTGATTATCAAGGAGTTAAAGACAAAAGAAAAATTAAGAATGATAAAATGGATGATGAGTCTTTTGTAGATTTTTTAACTTCTTCCTTATTAGGATGTGAAACTATGTATGTTTGTTGTAGTTGGCAGTTTGCTCATTTATTTCGAGAAGCTATGATAAAAATAGCAAGAAAACCAAAAGCTATGATTATTTGGGATAAGGTAAATCCAGCACAACATTTAGATAAATACTTTAAACAACACGAAATTATATATTATTATGGAGATTTTGGTGGTCAGAAAACATTAAGAGGAGATGTTTGGAATTTAAAAAGAAAAAAAAATACTCTACATCCCACTATGAAACCTGTTGAATTAATTACTATGGCTTTAACTGATCAGAAAGATAAAAAAACTGTTTATGATGGTTTTTTAGGCTCAGGAAGTACATTAATAGCTTGTGAAAAATTAGATAGAATATGTTATGGTATGGAATTAGACCCTAAATATTGTGATGTAATAGTTAAAAGGTGGGAGAACTTTACAGGCAAAAAAGCGGAGTTAGAAAATGGACAAAATTAAGGCAAATATGACTAAAAATAGAAAAGGTGCTGGAAGACCTAGAATAATTGTAGATATAGAAATATTAAAAAACTTAGCATCTATTGGTTGTCCTGATTATGAGATAGCAAGTGTTTTAAATGTATCTGCTAGAACTTTAAAAAGAAATTATGCCGAAATTATAGACCAATACAAAGAAAAAGGTAAAGCTAGTTTAAGAAAAAAGATGTGGGATAAAGCAGTTAAAAAAGACAATACTAATATGCAAATATTTTTAAGTAAGAACTACTTAGGAATGTCCGATAAAGTACAACAAACTAATGTAACCGAGCCTTTACCATTAATCATAGAAGCACAAGCTGAAGAAGTTAAAGATATAAATGGCAAAGAAAAAAGGTAATGTCTATGGACAAGTAGTTGTCTATGAGAAAACTTACAAAGGCACTTCTATTGGCAGACGACCCAACACATCATCAATGAATAAAAACAAACGCAGATCATTTAAAAAATATAGAGGTCAAGGTAAATGAAACTAATAAATGATGATTGTCTAAAGGTATTACCAACAATACTTAAAAATAGTGTTGATTTAGTTATTACTTCACCTCCTTATAATATTGGCATGAATTATAATAATTATAAAGATAGTAGAGATGATTATGTTAGTTGGCTTTCTAAGATATTTAATGAATGTTGTAGAGTATTAAAAGATAATGGACATTTATTTGTTAATTTATCATCTGGTAAAATAGACCCATTTACATCTTATAAAATAGCAGAGAATATTAAATGGAAATTACAAAACAATATTATATGGGCAAAAGCAGTAGAAATAGATGGATATGTAAGAGGTTATTCAACACCAACACAATCAAAAAGATATTTACAAAATGGCTGGGAACATTTATTTCATTTTACTAAAGATGGTAATACTGAAATAGATTTAGAAGCTAGTGGAGTTCCTTATAATACAGATTATAATAATGCTACTAGAAATGAACAACGTACAGGTAAATCTTGGCGACCAACGACTACTTGTTGGCATATTACTTACAAAAGCAAAGCTACAAAACAAATCACAAAAGAAATAACTGGAGATAAAAAACATCCAGCAATATATCCTCAAAAATTAGTTGAAAAATGTATTAAAGTGTCAGGTCTTAAAAAAGGTATAATACTTGACCCATTTATAGGTACAGGAACAACAGGATTAACTGCTAAACAGATGAATTTAGATTTTATTGGAATTGAGATTGATAAAGATTATTATAATTTTGCTAAAAATAGAATAGAATCTACACTATGTTAAAACGATCTAACTTTTATCCAAATGGAGAGTTTATACCTTATCAAATGCCACAAGATTTTAGACCATCAACAGGTAGAGGTAGTTGTGGTAATTGTGGACTCTATTCTAATAAACATGGCTTCTGTGGTGTTTATAGAACAAAAGGTATTAAAGATACTTATGTTTGTAATAAATGGCGAAAAAGATACTTCAAGAGATAAATAAATTAGCAAATTTTTATAATAAAACTAAAGATGATAAATATAAGATTCTTTGGTATAAAAAAATAAAGGATTGGTCTGATGTGCAAAACACTTGTAATATTGATACTGTTGTTCGATGGAACTTTGTTAGAAGAAAAATACGAACTATTAAGACCGATGGAAGTTCACGAATGTCTAATGTACGCAGACGATCATAGAGAAGCAATATCTACTTACAAAGAGTTTGAAGATTCTATAAAGAATGGTTATTATTTAAATGATGGTAGAGGCACTATTCAAGGTTTTATTTGTGAATGATGTATGATATTAGCCTTGTATGGCTAAATATAAAGGTAGAACTGTTAAATTAAATAAACCCTCTCGTGGAGATGTAAAGAAATTCAAAGTATTTGTAAGAGATAGATCATCAGGTAGAGTTAAGAAGATTAACTTTGGCTCTAAGACAATGAGTATTAAGAAGAATATACCGGCAAGGCAGAGAAGCTTCTTTGCTAGATTCCGACCTATCTTGGCTAATGTAAAAGGGCAAAAGAGTTTGAGTCCGGTTTTTTGGGCGATGAAAAGTTGGAGAAAAGGATTTAAAATATGAAGATAAGCGAGAACACAAATATAGGATTACCTTTACGAAATTTAATTGGATTGATTGGTGCAATAGTAATTGGCTCGTGGTTTGCTTTTGGTGTTATTGAAAGACTCAATAAATTAGAAACAGCAGATACTTTATTCCAAGCTGATCTATTAAAGAAAGCTGAGCAAGAACCAAAGAACTTAGAAATGTTTATGTTAATAGAACATTTAGCATCACAAATAGAATCTATTGAAAAAGAAATTGAAGCTAGTAGATACAATAAAGTCAATATAGATCATTTAAAAGAACAAGTAGATGGTATAAACAAACAAATAGAAAAATTAAGAAATGGGAGTCACTAATGGTTGAAGTTGTTTTTGCTCTTTTATTAATAGTAGATAACGAAATTAAGGAACATAGAATACAAGATAGTTTAAGTAAATGTCTTAAAGCTAAGAGATATGCTATGAGAGATAAAGGAACAGAAGATAGAGTTACTTATCAATGTATTAAATCAAAAGCTAATATAGAAATTTACATGGGAGAGAAAAAGATAACATCTTTAATTTTAGAATAATATGATTGACGAAGATAGGACATTTGAAAACGAAGTGAGATTTAACAATGATAGATTTGGTGTTAAAAGTAATAGAAAAAATAACAAGGGCAATATTCCATTGGACTTGGAGAGTTCAAACACACCGAAGAATAAAAAGGAAAAAGTGAATGGAATATGTGCTAACGATAATCATGTGTGCATTTGTGGAAGGTAAAACTACTTGTACGCCACCTTTTAGAATAGAAGAAACTTATAAAGATGGCTATAATTGTATGCTTAATGGTTATACAAAATCTTATGATAAGATTGTTGAATTAGGCAGAGAAGATGTTAATAAATATAATATCTATATAAAGTTTGGTTGTAGTGAAAATATCTCTAACAAAAAGTCAACATAAAGTAAGTCAATCTAATAAAAGATTTAGAGTATTAATATCAGGCAGAAGATTTGGTAAGACATATCTTGCTATAACTGAGATGATGAAATACGCATCAAAGCCTAATCAAAAGATATGGTATGTAGCACCAACATTAAAGATGGCTAAAGATATTTGTTGGTCTAGTTTAAAAGAAGTTCTTAATCAGTTTAATTGGATAGAAGATATTAACGAAACTACACTTACAATAACTATTAGAAAATCAAATAGTACGATAAGCTTAAAATCAAGTGATGCTCCTGACTCTTTAAGAGGTACAGGTTTAAACTTTTTAATATTAGATGAGTTTAGTGATATTGATAAAAGGACTTGGTTTGAAGTATTAAGAGCATCAGTATCAGATACACTTGGTCATGTTTTAATGTGTGGAACTCCTAAAGGGTATGGAAATTGGACATACGAAATGTTTTTGAAAGGAAAGCAAGACCCTGAATGGGATAGCTTTCAATTTACTACATTAGATGGTGGAATGGTTACACCAAAAGAAATAGAACAAGCTAGACAAGACTTAGATCAAAGAACATTTAGACAAGAGTTTGAAGGTACATTTGAAAATTATGCTGGTGCTATTTACTATAACTTTCATCCTATTGAGTCTGTTGTTGCAAAATCAATAGATTATAAAAAACCTTTTCATATAGGAATGGACTTCAATGTTGACCCAATGAGTGCTTGTGTTGCTCAAATAGAAAAAGAAAAGATTTATATTGTTGATGAAGTAGTGATTTATTCAAGTAATACTGATGAAATGGTGCAAGAGATAAGAGATAGATATGGAACTAAGATACCAATATTTATATATCCTGACCCAGCATCAAGACAAAGGAAAACAAGTGCTGGTGGGAGAACTGATTTATCAATTTTACAGAA